CTATTTTATGCCGGCTGCCACCGTTCGGGACTGCAAAAAGAAGTCGATCCGGCAAATTAGGAAAGAATAAAGGAACCTTGCTGAAAAACTCCGACTGAATCCGAGCTTCTTCGTTATCATGGTGTTGCTTTTGTTTTGGAGGGTTCTTTTTATCAGAGTAGCAATTATAGCAAACTGGTCCTTCTTCTGTATTGATTACTGATACTGTTTTCTTGTTACAGATGATACAACAATGTTCCTTCATATCCTATTTTAACTAAGATATATAAGAAAAGAAAGATGTTCCTCAAAATAGAAGAACATCTTCCGAGAAATAAAATATCTATTAACTATTTAGTCCTTAGATATCTCCTTTCATCATTAAAGCTATTTTCTCAAGTTTGTAGGCAAATTGATTTATATCGCCGATTAGATGTCCGGACAATAAAAAGCTGTGGCAGGCACGTAACGCGAGGATAAACCAAATGCGCTCTATTGGCTCATACTCACCAAGGAAATCACGTTTGAAGCGAGGCTTGCGATATTTCAAAAGTTCTTTGTAGCAGGTATCTGACAAACCTTTCTTGTTTTTCTTGAATCCATTAGGATAATACTTCGTCAGAAATAGCATAACCTTGTGCCTAAAGTCGTCACGATAACAGGCCATATTATCCAACGAATTTTGCCGAGTCTTCAAGCAATAGTTGTAGGCAATAGACATGAAATCGAGCAAAGTGGTGCTTTGATAAGGTAAATAGGTTTGCACGTCTTTGGCAAAGCTCTGCATTTGGAAGAATTGCTTCACGCTAAGAGGATCCGGATTATAATTGGGAACTAGTATTCTTACATATTGTTCTCTCATGACCGGCCTCCTTTCTGTTCCTGAAGTTTCCGATTGAGCTTCTGATTCTCTGCAAAGAGCTGGTTCATGATGTGGCGTTGGTAAGAGAGCATACCTTCAGTTCTACCGAGAGCACGCCCGGCATCGAATGCGGCTTGCAGTTCTAGTGTGGAGTACTTACCCATTTCGGAGGGTTGAGCCGTTGGTTGTTGGGTACTATTATTCCCCGACAAATCAATGTTACGCTGTTTGGACATAATACAACATTGTTTGTTATAAGTGGATAGACAAAAACGGTTTCGCCTGTCCCATTGTCCTACACCAGCGCGGCAGTTACGGCCATTAAGCCGTATCATGGGGGTACGAAACCGTTATACTTTATTAATACGTTCATGTATGGGCATAAAAAATGCCGACACAAAATATGTTCGGCGGTCACCCGCCACGCTGATAAATTAGGACGGTGCAAATATGAGGAGTTATTTTAAAATATGCAAGAGAGAAGTAAGAATTATTTTTTCAAATCTATTTTTTCTACCTTCGATATAAGGCAAAGCCGTTGTTGCAAAGGAATTAACCAAGCAGGGGAAGGAGTTCCTTTCTTTATATTCACATAAATATCACCATTTTCATTTTTAAATGAAATACCAGCATGAGCCTTGAAATCTTCTTTATATTTAGAAAGCAACAATATCTGAGTAGATGATATGCTTCTTATTTTTCCTGCATTCAATTCCGCAAGACCAGCAAACTCATCTCCTTTACTCGCCCAAACTTTTATCTTTTTTCCTAATTCTATACACTCATCTCTTGATGAATAGAACAAGCGAGAGATTGATACATAATCTTCATTGTTATGATATAAAGAAAAGGCAACCGGAGTCAGCCGACCATTTGAATTTAAACAGCTCGGAATGGATAACAATCTTATCACATTCTCTTCATCCTCAATCGTATATCGTCTATCTGTATTTGTTTCACTTATTGTAATATCAGGCATATACAGTTTCAAGACGATTAAAAAATTCAAGAATAGCTTTTTCTTCTTCCATTGAAGCCTGCCCTAATAGAGGTTTTTCCAAGTCATTTAAAGGAAGAATAGAATAGGAAAACTCCGTTTCCCCTATATAAAGAGAACACATAAAAGAGTTAGAATCCCATTCAATCAACAACGTAGCATTGGGTTCTGGCAAAATTTCAGCCCCCTTCAATAGTACATCATTCTTATTAACATCAAGAAATCGAAAAACATTATCAAAAGTGACTTGTTTTGGTCTTTCCGCCTCATATTTTTCCCACCAACTTGAAGGATATGATTTAATCTTAGCTATATTGTCTTCTATATGACCACGACAAGTCTCCTGATTTAAATACCCCATTAAGGCATCCTCTGTTTTAATACAGGATTTTGATACTACATTAGACTTAAATAAAGGTTCTTGCAATACAAATTCATGGTCATTATTTGCCGAAGAGATACTAGACAAAACTGTTAAACATAACGCTAATATGACTTTTCCACTTTTACTAACAGTTTTATCTTTCGCATAAACTTTATACAAGTTATCTTCATTGGAAAAGAAGTCGTTTTCTAGCTTTAACTTAAAATTCATCATTTTACTATCTCCTTATCCATTATTTCAATAATCTTCTGATTAACACTCCAATGATATGCATCAAAAAGGACTTGATTCATTTGAAGTAAATTATCAATAATATCACTATTACTAATAACCCTTGTACGTTTAACATATGTATCCAATATCATGAGATCTTTATAACCTTCATAATTCGAATTAAATCCATACTTAATACACATTTTCTCAGCTTGTTCTTGATTATCAAAGCACTTATCCCATAAAGATTGAGAAACGTTATTCAAAGATTGTATCATATCACCTTCTAGCAATTCTTTTGAGAATATTTTTCGTAAAAGAACATCTTTACTCGTTTTTTTACTTCCAACATTTTCATAAGGCCATATATTAATCTTTCGTACCTTCACATTCTTTATTTCATTAATATGAAGTATCTCTAAAAAGTCAGTACCATAATCAAAAAACTGTTTTAGATTTTTAAATCCTCTATAAGCATCAATACCCACTCTTAGTTTAAATGCATCTTTCCCAAAATACAAATTAACACATTGATCTGTTGAACCAATCATGACAGGAAACAAATCATCTTTTTCTGATGGAAGTTCTATATTAAAATTATCTTTAAAAAACTCCTTTAACAGACTAATATCAATCTCTTTATCAGAAGACGTATAATACCACTCCACTAATACATTTTGCAAAAATGTATTAGTGTAAATTTTATATTCTTTATGTGCAAAAGGGTATTCCATAGGTTTCTTCTCGACTGCAAAATTAGAATATTTTATTATTACAAACAAGCGTTATCACACAAAAGTTCTAAAGTCCTAAAACTTAAATACAAAGTCATCTGCTTCATAAACTCCTCCAGAGATCTATACACATACTTGTTCCCAACCGCCTCCGCAAGCCGTTACCATTCTTTCTGGCTGTTGCTTTACCCGTTCTTGCCGTACTTTATCTCAATACAGAGGCTGGCATAGCATTTCTTTGGAATCAAGTCGGCGACACCGGCAACCACGCCCTCCCACTTGAGGATGGCTCCAGTGACAACATCCCGCCGAGAACCGTTCGGAACGGCGAACAGCAACTTCGCCAGACGGGGATATTGCAGCCGGAACCAAGTGATACAGGATTGCTGGAGCTTCGATTCCTCATTCCGCATTTTGTATTTCCTCCACAAACGCTTTCGCCAGTTTCAAGTGTGCCGGGCAGGGAACGGCATTCCTCTCCCATTCTGCCCATTGCTCCTCCCGTTTCTTACGCTGTATCTCACGGTCGTAGATTTCCAATTGCTGACGGCGGTATGCCTTGAATTCGATCAGGGCCGCCATGATCACCATCGGGTCGACCACACCATAGAATGTACCATATTCCCCTGACTTGAGCTTGAAGAAAAACAACAGCAGTTCAGAAGCTTTAAAATAATAATATTCAACCCGTATCATCACAGCTAGTTCCAAGACTTGCTGAAACGAAGGCTTCTCCTTAACCCCTGCGAATTTGTATAGGTCCATCAAATGGGCAATAATCCAAGTGTTTACCTGCTCATTTGGATAAGTTTGCGACAGCAATGCCAATGATGGAGCATCGCCCAAAAAGGACCGTTCTATGTTTTGGGCACATATCGTCTGTAAAGATGGGTTGAATGTCTTCGCAAAGCTTTCCCCATCCCCATATCTACGAATCACCGAATACGTCTTTTCTGAAGGCACTACGGGCATATTCCATGATTTCTCTATCGGTTTGTTGTTCACGGGCTTTCGCTCCGTCTGTATGTTTAGTATTTCCATGTTCTTGTTTCCTTGCCATTATCTGTGAGACAATTTCATTAAACTTCGAATTAATATTCGTCACACTGAAGTTTTCCAATATCCAACCGTCAGTGATTGAATCCAATAAGTACTTCAAAGCATTCAACACGCCTTGGTCGTCAATAGGTAAATTCTTCTTCTCCCGTTGAAATTTCAACTTCTTGAGCAAAGAAGACATATTTCCCGCATCTTTCGCACTCCAGTAATAGTTGGATGAGAAAAGAGCCTGATAGCGTTCCTCGAAAAGTTTCCTTGCTTCTGAGTTCAACGGATTAGGACTCTTTTTCGGTTTGGATGGTGGATTGTCCGATTGTGCACCCAGTTCCGCCTCCCGTTTCTTCAACTCTTCTTCCAAAACACGTAAAGCCTCCTCCTTTTCCAAAAGTTCTTTTTCTTTTGCTTTGTCAACCCCCTTGGGGGGTGTGGAGGGTATATTAATATTCTTAGTCTTTATCTTAGTCTTATTAATATATGGTTGCGGTTTAGGTTCACGGTTAGGTATAAGATTAGGTTCATGTTTAGGTTGTAGTTTAGGTATCAAATTTTGACACCTAAACTGACACCTAACGATATACCTCGTTTTATCCCGCTGTCCATTTCCTCCCGATTTAAATTCTATCAGACCTGCTTGAACTAATCTATTACGGGCTGTTTTCATCGAATTGACTGACACTCCCACGTCAGACGACACCTTTGCATCGCTACGCGTCCAGCTATCCACCCAGCCTAAACGATTCGCTGTTTTCAACAAATAAAAATAAAGCCTCGTTTCACAGCAGGTAAATTGCCAGTCTTCATCCAATTCCCCAAAATTATTTATAAGTTCAATGTAAGTCATCCTTGTAAATTTACGCTATCAATTTCTGACGAATCAGGTTCATATTCTTCTTCACCAGTTTTACTATCTGGTCGTGATACTCACTTACACCATTGCAGACGGCTCGAGACTGGACGATATCCAGTGTCTTCAAGTTTACCTCTATCGTCTCGATACGCTTTCCGTCGGTATCTTTGGCAGACAGAATCAAACAATCCGACCGTTTATAATACCCATTACTATACACGCAATGGTGCATCGCCTTTCCTTCCTGATAAAACTGGGTTATACTCTCCAACGGGCAAATGACTATGTTGCCATCCGTGATTTTCATCCCAAAGAACTTTTTCATCCGTTCGTAGAAGCCGGCTATATCCTTCATGAGCTTTTCACGCCTACGGATAGCTGCTATACGGTTCCTTTCCTGTCTCAACTTGGCTTCTATTGCCGTTTTCTTTTTCAAGAGCCTATCATGTGCAACTTTCAGGTTCTTGGGACAGACATAATGCGCGTTACGCAAGTCCTTGCCGAAATAAGATAGTAAAGACATATAATCTTCCCACATAGAAGCGTCCTTAATGATGTAATGGTTGCGGTTGCAGATGTTGAACGACGGTTTATAGCGAAGTTGACGGAAGCCGTTTTTATACATGTGCTTCAACATGGATATTTGCCCGGTCTTGAGACACAGTTCCACATCATTTCCGCCTTTCAACAAGTCACGTATCAATTTTGACGGGATTACATCTGGGAACCATCGATTCAGTCCCCGTTTTTTCAATTCCGGCAGCAGCTCTTTCCTTGGATAAAGCTCTCCATATATCGCATACAAATCACCGTAATAGTTATATGGATTACTTCCATATTCTCCTTTGATGCTGAGAGGTGAACTATACGCAAATCCGTTACCTCCCATATTAATCGGTCGGGCTATGATCGTACGTTTTCCGTCTTCACGAATCCACTCTTGAACCACTTCTGTAAAATCATAATACACCGGAGAAGTTTCCTTCCGAACATTTTTCCAGCATAGTATATGCCGGATCACCTGGAACCCGCCTTTCACTTGCAGGATGGACATATACGCCTCTTCACGGATCTTCTGCTTCCGGCTAACCTTTACGTCCAATTGATGATGGCAATAAGGGCATTCGATTTTGTCACCCAATTTATCTTTACTCGTATTGACCCACATCTTACCACATTCGGAACACCATAGCTCATCCTTACATTTGTAGGCAAAATGGTCAAACAGATGCTCTTTGGCCCAGTCTTCCTGTTCCTTCGTGATGGCAGGCAGCTTTCCACTTAACTCCGTCACCCGTTTTTCCAATTTCGTTCTCGGCTTCATATTAAAACAGACTCATTTGTTGGACATTTGCATCTGCTTTTTTCTTTGCAGGCTTCTTTTTGAGCAATCGGTATTGCTCTTCGGCCAACCGTTTGATAGCCGCTTCACGGGCCGCATTCTTGTCCTCCTCCGTCAACTCTACCTTTTGATTGGAAGAAATAGAGCAACCGGAAGAAACTTTTTCTATCTTGATATTCTCTTCGTCATAATAATGTACGGCCATCCCAAAGACTTCTGCATCACTCATTACGACGGAAGTTCCCCGTTTACGGGCTTCTCCTAAAATGTAACGACAGCATTCATCTATATTCTTTTTAGGATTTTCAAACTTGGGAGCAAACAAGGGATCTTCTGCAACTCGTTGATCCAAATATTTCTGTATTGTATCTTTGAACTCTTTCATAACTTACTGGATTGTCATAGGCATTAATAAATAGGTAAGTTCTTCGCCCTCGGCTTGCTTCTCTGGGGCAATGAGAATAGCGGTACTGGGAGTGCCGAAAGAAAGTATCGAACGATCGCCGTCAATACAAGAAATCATATCTTGTATCAAAGTCGCTTTCACACCGATAATAAACTCCCTTTCTCCAAATTCTACCGGAATGGTTTCTTCCGCAGAAGTGGAATAATCCAAGTCCTGGGCCGATACAACAAGCTTATCATAACGGGCACTCAACTTTATAAGGCATGATACTTTACTTGAAAATACAGAAGTGCGCTTTATGGCTCCCAATAGTAATTTGGTATCCGTTTTCAGTTCAAGATTGTTGGATTTCGGAACAACAGCCCGCCAATTGGGATAACGACCTTCCACATTACGAAAAGAAATTTCGTAATCCTCGAAAGAGATTTCCGACCAATCGCTTCCTACTTTAATTGTTAGTTCTTCTTCAGATAACGGAATCAGCCCTTTCAAAACAGATGCGATCTGTCGGCTGATGATTACCGAACAGGTCTCTGTGCAACATTGTTTTTTTCTCTTAAACAAACCAAGCCCATGTCCATTAGAAGAAACAAAGATGATTTCTCCCAGAGCCGTTTCAATAGATACGGAGTTCATAATAGGGCGCAGTTCGTCTGCAGCTGCAAAATTGATCACTTTGGAGATACCGTTATTGAATTCTTCCGCCGTAGTCCGGATTTCGTCAAGAATCTCTGTCTTTTTCTTTTGCGGGAAAGGCTTCGAATCATATCCGACGACCTCGAATTTACCTCCATAATATTTAATAAGAATCGATTTATTGTCCGGATTGATATAAATATCAAGAGGCTGCTCCGGCAATGTTTTCAGCCCATCAAGAATGGAGGCAGGAACACAGATTGAAAGATCTTCCTCAGCCATACATTCCAAACTGGCCGTAATCCTGCCTTCGTCATTGGCAGTCGTAATAAACAACCGTCCATCTTTTATTTCGAACAGGTAGTTGCATACTATCGGAGTCGTAGATTTCGACGGAATTATTCGAGAAAGTTGCTGCAATTTCGCAAGCAACATATTTTTTGAAACAGATATTGTCATTGTGCCTAATTTTATGGAAGGCACCAGGTAAGTGGTTATTTATCGGATATTTACAAGAAAGTTTAAGACAATATATATAAACACAAAAAGTTGGATCTCAAACTTTCATTCAAAATCCAACTCGCTATTTCAACCGCAAATATAGAGGCTTTTTCTTAATCTACAAATTATTTCCGCCTTTTTTTATTTTTTCTTCAAAGACATACCTCAGTATCTTAATATTTAAACGATCAATGATACTAAAGTCTGTTTTTACATAACCAGCCGTAACCCGGAGCGGAGACGCATGATTTAGACATAACCCAACAACATCTAACCCAGCTTCAAAAACAACCTGAGCTATTGTAGCCCAAGAATGCCGGAATGAATATGTAGAAACAGGAGGCAAACCACCCAACCTCACAATATCCTTTATTCCTCTATTCACGCAATCATTAAAAGTTTTATCCGAAGCATATATTTCATTGAAATTAAACAGCCAGTCCCCTCTTCCTTGATATTTAAGAAACAAAGGTTTTACTAAATCCGGAACCTCTATCTCAATATAGGCCTCATCAGCTCTCCGCCCCTTTGTCTTCATTCTATTATAGCAGAGTTTTCCATCCTTATAACAACCTTTGCCCAAATTGTAAAGATCCACCGTATTTATTCCAACCAGGCAAAACACCAACAATGATACATCTTTGGCGATATATGCTCTTGGTGGCATACCTCGCTTACTTGGTTTCAAAGAGGTAATATCAACATCAAAAAAACGCCTGAGAACATCTACCGGCAGCGCCTTCTTGTCTGCAATATTCTTAGGAGGTATCTTTACCACACGAAACGGATCATGCCTGATGCGCATCTCACCGGTATCGTAGTCATTATATTTATCGCATCCAGCCCTAAACATGGTTTTCACGCAATTCGGATAGGCATTCTTTTTCTGCCTGCTGTTTTTCATAGAAGAAATCCAATCCTTCAGAAAAAAGGACGTTATATCGGAAAAAGATATATTTGGGTTACCAAAGTAACTCTCCATGCTCTTAAGAGCTAACAGATAGTTTTTCGCACTTCTTCCCCGGCCTTCATTCTCCATTTTCAAGATAAACTCTCGGCCAAAGTCAGAAAACGAAATAGAGTCCCGGTCATTCTTAAGAAAATTCATAACCCTCTCCAAATTCCATCCTTCCGTATTGACACGATTCAAACGATCCAAATAAGTTTCTATTTGGACATACACATCTTTAATGATATAAGGGTCTGCTATATCACCATTCCGGACAAACTTAGCTTTGCATACCTTATTTGTCTTGATATATCCTACTTGACGAAGGTGAGTTACCCTGATATAAATAGGATATGTATTATCTTTTCTTTTCCCCCTGACACAAACTTTGAAATAAGCCATCACTGTAAACTATTTGTAAACGGAGCCTTTTATTCTGGCAAGACTTCCATGTTAAACCAGCAATGTAAGGAGGTAAAAACTGGCCAAATAGTCCTAAGTCATTATATCTCAAACAGCCACAATAACCTTTTTAATAATCAGTTATGGGAGATTAGCATTACAAAGAATATGCTTCAGTTAACAATACTGTCTGACATAATCCACTGTTTAATTGAAAAATGAGAATTGAGAATTGAAAATGAGAAGATCCTGCTCATTTCAATTGACAACCCAAGCGCGAAGGTAGATATTTTCATTGGTTTTAGGAAGATTATTGTAACATTTTCCGTAATTTTGCGCATATATAATTATCAATTTTCAATTCATCCGTTGGAGGTACAAGATTTACTAAAACAATATGCCGCCCATCCGCAAGTGGCGGCATTAAATACCCTGTTAAAAAACAAAACGTCCCGTAATATATTTCTGAAAGGACTGAACGGTTCAGGGGCCGCAATGACAATAGCTTCTCTTTTTTCAAAAAGAAGAGGAAGTTATGTGTGTGTGTTGAATGACCTAGAGGATGCCGGCTACTTTTATCACGATCTGGTGCAACTCACAGGAGGTGACGGAATCTATTTCTTTCCTTCTGCTTACCGACGTGCTATCAAGTACGGACATGTGGATCCAGCCAACGAAATCCTGCGGACAGAAGTTCTCAGCACGCTGCAGGATCCGACTGCTCCCTTCATCATTGTCACCTATCCGGAAGCATTGGCGGAGAAAGTAATTTCACGGGAGGTCTTGAAAGAAAACACGCTGAAGATCAGTGTCGGCGAAAGGTTGGACAATATGTTTGTTTCTGACGTACTGGACGAATACGGCTTCGAGCTGGTAGATTATGTTTATGAACCAGGGCAGTATGCGATGCGCGGCAGTATCTTAGATGTGTTCTCGTTCTCGTATGAATTTCCCTATCGTATCGACTTCTTTGGAAACGAGGTAGAGACGATCCGTTCGTTCGATGTGGAAACACAACTATCCAAAGAAAAACTGGACAGCATCTATATCGTGCCCGAAATGACAAAAGGAAACCGGACCAACTCATCCTTACTAGATTCATTGCCATCCGAGACACTGCTCGCTAGCAAAGACATGGCATGGGTAAAAGAACGTATCGGCAGTATCTGGAATGAAGAACCAATCACCGGGGACGAAGAATCGTTTGCCAACATCGAGCAACTGCGGGCCAAATTAATTACCGGAGAGGATTTTCTACATGCGGCACTTGGTTTCTGCCGGCTCCATTTTGGTACGCGGCCTACGGGAATAGCCGATGCCACCCTGACTTTCTCAATGGAAGCACAACCGATCTATCATAAAAATTTCGATTTGGTAAGCGAGTCTTTCCATAAATATTTAGAAGACGGCTATACATTATATATACTGAGCGATGTAGAAAAGCAAGCAACCCGTATCAGGGCCATTTTTGAGGATCGGGGAGACGACATACCTTTTACCTCCGTCAACAAGACCATCCATGAAGGTTTTGCCGACGAGACCTTGCGTGTCTGCCTTTTCACGGATCACCAGTTGTTCGACCGCTTTCATAAATTCAACTTGAAAAGCGATAAAGCAAGAAGTGGAAAACTCTCTCTGTCGTTGAAGGAGTTGAACCAATTCACGACCGGCGATTATATCGTACATATCGATCATGGTGTCGGACAATTCGGCGGGCTAGTCCGTACGGAAGTAAACGGAAAAATGCAGGAAGCCATCAGACTGATCTACCAGAACAACGACATTATATTCGTCAGCATTCACTCTCTCCATAAGCTATCCAAGTATAAAGGCAAGGACAGTGGGGAACCGCCCAAGCTGAGTAAACTCGGAACAGGAGCCTGGGAGAAGATGAAAGAACGCACCAAGTCAAAAGTAAAAGATATCGCCCGCGATTTGATTCTCCTCTACTCCAAACGAAAACAGGAAAAAGGTTTCGCTTACAGTCCAGACAGTTTCATGCAGCACGAACTGGAAGCCAGCTTTATCTACGAAGATACCCCTGACCAGATGAAAGCAACAGCCGATGTCAAAGCCGATATGGAGAACGACCGTCCGATGGACCGACTGATTTGCGGAGATGTAGGCTTCGGGAAAACGGAGGTAGCCATTCGTGCCGCTTTCAAAGCCGTTTCGGACAACAAGCAAGTTGCCGTGCTGGTCCCGACTACAGTATTAGCATTCCAGCACTATCAAACATTTTCCGAACGGTTGAAAGATTTTCCCTGCCGAATCGAATATATCAGCCGGGCACGTACGGCGAAAGAGATAAGGGAAACTTTGAAAGACTTGAAAGAAGGAAATATCAACATTATCATCGGTACCCATCGAATCGTCGGAAAAGATGTCACATTCAAAGATCTCGGTCTGCTGATTATCGACGAGGAACAGAAATTCGGCGTATCCGTCAAAGAGAAGCTACGCCAGCTGAAAGCCAACGTCGACACGCTCACCATGACCGCCACTCCGATTCCTCGTACCCTGCAATTCTCGTTGATGGGAGCCCGTGACTTGTCGAGCATCACGACTCCCCCACCCAACCGCTATCCGGTTCAAACAGAGGTAGAACGTTTTAACCCGGACATCATCCGAGAAGCCATCAATTTCGAGATGAGCCGTAACGGACAGGTTTTTTTCATCAACAATCGCATCCAAAATATTTATGAAATGGAAGCGCTTGTCAAACGTGAGGTGCCGGATGCCCGTATCGCTGTCGGTCACGGGCAGATGGAACCGGAGAAGCTGGAAAAGATCATTCTGGATTTCGTCAATTACGAATACGATGTACTGATCGCCACGAGCATTGTGGAGAGTGGCATCGACGTACCGAATGCAAATACGATCATCATCAATAATGCACAACAGTTCGGATTGTCCGATCTGCATCAACTACGCGGTCGTGTCGGGCGAAGTAACCGGAAAGCCTTCTGTTATCTCCTCTCTCCACCCTTGTCAAGTCTTACGCAGGAAGCACGCCGCCGTCTGCAGGCGATCGAGAATTTTTCAGAGTTGGGAAGCGGCATCCATATCGCCATGCAGGACCTTGACATCCGGGGTGCCGGTAATATGTTAGGTGCCGAACAAAGCGGTTTCATCGCCGACTTGGGCTACGAAACGTACCAGAAAATCCTGGAAGAAGCCGTTGACGAACTGAAAGCGGAAGAATTTGCCGACCTGTATTCCAACGCTACCGAAAATCGCCCCGACACCGGTAGCGAATATGTCCGTGAAACCTATATCGAAAGCGATTTGGAACTGATGTTCCCACCGACCTACATCCCGAATGACTCCGAACGTGTCTCCCTCTATCGTGAACTGGACAAGATGGAGGAAGAGCGTGATATACTTGCTTTTACCGAACGTCTGAAAGACCGTTTTGGGAAAGTGCCGAAAGAAGGGAAAGAACTGATCCGTGTCGTTCGCCTTCGCCGTATGGCAAAGATGTTAGGTATGGAAAAAGTCATTCTGAAAAAAGGACAGATGAGCATTTTTCTCGTCACTAATCCCGAAAGTCCTTACTACGAAAGCGAGGCCTTCGACAAGCTGCTCGGCTTCATCCAAAAGCATCCACGCGAATGCACGCTTCGCGAACAGAACGGAAAACGCAGTATCGTGATCAAGAATGTACCAATGGTAGAGGTGGCTTGTAATTACCTGGATGAAATCGGGAAAGTACAAATACAAAAATAAATAATATGAAGAAGACAATTATAGACCTTTTCGAAAATTCGGTAAAACAATATCCCGATAATCCTTTCCTGTGGGAAAAAACCAGGGATGCCTTCGAACCGACCACTTACAAGGAAGTTCAGCAACAAGTCTACGCTGCCGGTGCCGGACTGATAGCTCTCGGAGTGAAGAAGGGCGACAATATGGCGCTCCTTTCGGAAGGCCGTAATGCTTGGATCATCGGCGAACTGGCCATGTTCTATGCCGGCGCGACCAACGTCCCGCTTTCCATCAAGCTCGAAGAAGCGAACGACCTGCTGTTCCGTCTTGTGCATGCCGATGTGAAATATATCCTGATTTCCGGCAACCAACTCAAAAAGATACGGGCTATCATGGATAAATTGCCTTTAGTCGAAAAAATAATTGTGATAGACGAACTGCCGGAATATAAAGAAAAAGAAATATCCTGGTCCGAAGTATTCCGGATGGGGAAAGAATATCTGGCATCTCATTCTCTGGAAGACTTCCTTGCTGTCGGACAATCCTTACAGAATAACGACTATGCGACGATTACCTATACCTCAGGCACGACGGCCGACCCGAAAGGTGTCATCCTGACGCACCGTAACTATACGGCGAACGTGGAGCAAGCCCTATCTTGTGTCGATATCGACGATACATGGCGCACATTAATAATCCTCCCACTCGACCATTGTTTCGCGCATGTGGTCGGTTTCTATATCTTCATGTCGAAAGGAGCATCCGTAGCAACAGTACAAGTCGGACGGACAGGGCTGGAAACATTAAAGAACATTCCGGTCAACATCAAAGAGTTCAAGCCCTACTTGATCCTGAGCGTCCCGGCACTGGCCAAGAATTTCAAAAAGAATATCGAACAAGGCATCCGTGCCCAGGGCAAGAATATAACCCGTTTGTTCGACTTTGCCCTCAAAGTGGCTTACATCTATAACGGAGACGGCGGAGAAGACAAGGGACGTGGTGTCCGATTCCTGCTGAAACCGCTCGTGAGCCTGTTCGACCACGTGCTTTTCACGAAAGTCCGTGAAAACTTCGGCGGACAATTGAAGTTTTTCATCGGCGGTGGCGCATTGCTTGATAAAGACTTGCAAAAGTTCTACTACGCAATCGGACTTCCTATGTACCAAGGGTACGGACTAAGCGAAGCGACTCCCGTAATTTCCACCAACGGCCCGCACCGGCATACCTTCGGCAGCAGCGGCATGTTGGTCCGTCCGCTCGACCTGAAAATATGCGATGCCGACGGAAAAGAACTCCCGGCAGGCGAAAAAGGAGAGATCGTCATACGGGGCGAGAATGTGATGGCCGGCTACTGGAAGAACCCGGTATCAACTGCCGAAACCGTACGCGACGGGTGGCTCTACACTGGGGATATGGGATATATGGGGCATGACGGTCTGCTCTACGTCCTCGGACGTTTCAAAAGTCTGCTGATCGGTAGTGACGGGGAAAAATACAGTCCGGAAGGGATCGAGGAGGCACTCGTCGAACATTCTTCCTGCATCGACCAGCTGATCCTGTATAACAACCAGAGTCCCTATACCGTTGCCCTCGTCGTCCCTAACAAAGACCGGCTGAAGAAGCATCTGACGCACCAGTATCTTGATCTTTCATCCGATAAAGGACGCGAAGAGGCAATCCGGATCATCCAATCCCAGATAGACCGTTTCCGCAAGGGAGGCGACCTGTCCGCCCTTTTCCCCGATCGCTGGCTGCCTGCAGCTTTTGCTATCCTGCCGGAGCCTTTCACCGAACAGAACGGCATGGTCAACAGCACGATGAAGATCGTCCGCGGGAAAATAGAAAAAGCATATGCCTTTCGCATCAACCATCTCTACACACCGGAAGGAAAGAACCCGGTTAATGAAGAGAATAAAAAGGCATTAAATTGCTGAAAACACAAACTGCCATATCACTCCATTAAACTAAATAATTATTTATACTAAACACCTATGTTTTGAAAAGAGGATAGAATTATTAAAACGGAACCTCATTATTGCCGGGAGCCAAGAAATCGGTACCGGCCGGTGGTATGGGCGGCATTGTTTCCATCGGGCCTGAACTATTCATATTAGAGGAGAACTCGCGGACCGGAACATCTTCGTCCACATTCATGAACTTGGCGAACTCGCTCTTGAAACGAAGACGTACATCTCCGACCGCACCGTTACGATGCTTGGCGATAATAATCTCCGCCAGACCGATCAAGGAATTACCACGTTCGTCTTCCGTTATCTTATAATATTCAGGACGGTGGATAAAACAAACCATATCCGCATCCTGTTCGATAGCACCGGACTCACGCAAGTCGGCCAACTGCGGACGTTTTCCTTCCGCTCCTTGACGTGCCTCGACACCACGGTTCAACTGAGACAAGGCAATGATCGGAATGTTCAGTTCCTTCGCCAATCCCTTCAACGACCGTGAAATAGTACTTACTTCCTGTTCACGGCTGCCGAAGCTCATACCGCTTGCATTCATCAACTGAAGGTAGTCGATAATGATGATCTTAATACCATGCTCACGCACCAGACGACGAGCCTTCGTACGCAGTTCGAATACCGAAAGACTCGGCGTATCGTCTACATAAATCGGTGCATCATACAATTCTTTTATCTTAAAGTCCAACTGTTCCCATTCATAGTTTTCCAAACGCCCGCTCTTGATCTTCTCGCCCGGAATCTCACATACGTTCACGATCAGACGGTTGACAAGCTGGACGTTACTCATTTCAAGAGAGAACAGAGCCACCGGCGTGTTATGGTTTACCGCCATATTCTTAGCCATCGAAAGGACAAAAGCCGTCTTACCCATCGCAGGACGGGCGGCAATGATGATAAGATCGGAATTCTGCCATCCGGACGTCATTTTGTCCAATCCTTCGAAACCAGTGCGCAGACCGCTCAACCCTTCTTTTTGATTGGCAGCCTTCTCAAGCATAACCATCGCTTCCTTGATGACAGGATTGATCTGGGTAACATCTTTCTTCACATTGCGCTGAGAAATCTCAAAGAGCTTTCCTTCCGCTTCCTGCATAAGGTCTTCCACATCGATCGACTCATCAAAAGCCTTGCCCTGTATCATAGCAGTGAAGGAGATCAACTCACGCGCCAGATATTTTTGGGCGATGATACGGGCATGATATTCGATATGGGCACTACTGGCCACCTTACTGGTCAGCTGGGAAATATAGAACGGGCCACCTACCTCTTCCAATTCGCCTCGCTTCTTCAGTTGCTCAGTGACGGTCAGCATATCCACCGGACGCTGGCTGATCGCCAGATCTACGATAGCTGCATAAATTTTCTCATGTGCCTTCTCATAGAAACTCTCCGGTTTCAATATTTCACTAACGATGGAGTAAGCATCCTTTTCAAGCATCAGAGCACCTAACACCGCCTCTTCCAACTCACGGGCTTGTGGTTGCAAACGTCCCATATCGGGTACTACAACCGGTTTCTGCCTCCCTTTTCCTCCTGTATTTTTTCCTCTTTCTGCCATTTGTTCTAATTGTTATCGGGCATCAAATGTACTACTTTTTATCCGGTTCTCCGAACCTTGCAAAAGAGAAATACGATACTCCTTTGGAGTTTGCCGGGTTATACTTTCAAATTGCTTGATAAAGTATGGAACATTACCATAGCCTGATTCGTAGGCTATTTGAGAGACACTCAAATTAGAATACGACAATAATATACAAGCATGTTCAACCCTCTTTTCCCTATCTAAATGTCAAAAGAACAGATCACATCGATTTGCCGAATCGGGAAGCATCCACCGCTTCATGTTGCTTTTTCTTATAACCGCCGAACTTCCAGACAAAAGAAACCGTTACACAACGTTGGTCGTCCAGTTTCCAGAGGCGGCTGTATTGGCCGGACTGGTTGATTTCCATCGTATGAGGCATATTGCTACGGAAGATGTTGTTACATTTCAGAATCAGAGTAGCACGATCGTCGGCAAACTGCCATTTCAATGCAGAAGACACATCATAGAGATGACCGAGATCATAGATTCCCTGCACGGCTCCGGTAACGAAATAGCCATTCAAATCCAGCTTCAAATTCGGACGAGACTTGGAAAGGGTAAACGTATTATCCATCTTGAACTGCCCGGTGTATTTCTCATTATGGAAAGACAGATCATGAAAATGGTCCAACTTCTCCTGCATACGCTGACCGGACAAAGTCACTTGGCTGTTCCAGAACTCGCCGACCCGGAAAGGAACGATCACCCCTACACCGAATTGCAACTGGTAGTCCATGTTCTCATACCGGAAAACGTTTTTCAGTTCCGAGGTATTCTGATAAGGCAACTGGGCGAAATAATCGGGCACATAGTCACAAAAAGCCAGAATCGTATATTTCTGCTTCAGGATATAAATCAACTGCCCGCTATAAGAACGGTAAGGCTTCAGGGAAGGATTGCCCAAGATAACGGAATAAGAGTTGATCGGGCTTTCCTGCGGCGTCACATCCCAATAGGACGGATAGGTTTTGTCGCTGCTTATGTCCAATTGGATGATGTGCATCGGATTGACCGTATAGCTGAGTGTCGCATTCGGGAATAAGGTCCAATCATTCCAAAGTGTGGATTTCATCCCGTTAGAGGTATAATCCGATTTAAAGTATTCAACTTTCAGAGAAGCTGTTGCAGAGAAATGCGAACCGAAATCCTTAGACACCTCCAAGAAGGCATTTCCACTATACTCTTTCTGGCGGTTATTTTCAAGTTCATCAAGAGCCGATTCATAGCCGTTACCTTTATTATATAGATAATCGATATAAGTCTTCGAAGAGGTGAAACCGCCGTGGACACCGTAATTCAGTGCCCACCCGGTTTCAAAAGTGTGGCTATGATTAATAAATAGTGCTCCTTGTGAAATATCCTGCTTGGAATTATTCTGCATATCCGTCACTGTCGTTTCATGGCTTTGATCGACAAATGTCTGGAAGCCGGGTGAATGATAACGCGTAAAATCCGCACCCGCCATCAGTCCGGAGTTACCGTCATATTGAATACGGACATTGTGCAACGCACTGTTTCCCTCTATGTATGTACGGCTCAGGCGTTCTTCCACCGGCTGTCCGGATTTCAATGCCTGGAAGGTTGTAACGGCCGTCCGCTCAAGATCGGATTTGCCGGCCGTAAGATAGTAGGCGGCAGAGAGCCTGTCGTCATTTTTGAAAGTATAGTCCATACCTAAACGCATCGTTCCATCTATGCCGCTCCGGGTGCCACGTCCCGATTGGTTGACCTCCGTTACCTGATCTTTCAGGGTATGGAGGGCCTGGATCTCCTCTCCCATATAGTTCCGTCCCTTAGCCCCATTGGCTAAGAAATCTATATTGAAACGGGATGTGGAGTAAAGCAAGTTGCCATGGACTTTCCCCTCCGCATAATGGCGCTGCAAATAATCGACACCGGTTTCTCCTTGCAAAGTATTCCTTTCGACAGTTTCCTTATCTAATACGACATTGATCATAGCTCCTTTGATATTATACTTGGCTGGTGCATTATACATGATCTCTACGTTACATACCCGCGAAGCAGGAATTGTCTTCAGCAAACCGACTAACTGATCGACCGACATCGTGGTCAACTGCCCATTGATCACAATGCTCGGACTACCGGCTCCCAACAGTTGGACAGCATCGTCCGTACTGATCACACCGGGTATCTGTTTCACCACCTCGAACGCATTACTGACCGCCTTATCTTTCATCAATTGGGGCACGTCGTATCTCAAAGCGCCGTTTTCCACTTTGACCTGCGGACGTTCGGCTTTTACCACAACGCCTTCCAGTTCATAATCTTTTTCAGTCAGGCTTATCGTACCGGCATCAGCAGTCGAGATTTTTTTACAAACCGGCTCGTACAGCAGATGCTGGAACAACAAACGATAGTTCGGACCGGCTTCCTTGTTCAACATGAATGCCCCGAGACTATCCGTAACGACTGCATCTATATAAGTAGAATCCAATGTTTGCAACACGACAGCCACCCCGTCTACCGGTCGTTCTTCTTTATCGACCACTTTTCCATGAATCCAGTTCTGCGCTTGTAACATCCCATTACCGGCAGTAAGTAAAACCAGAGAGTAATAAAGTATTCGTTTCATTTTCATTCGTTTTTTTATCAACACTGCAAAGGAAAAGACTTCAAAGGAGAAACTATGTTATCACTCGCTTACGGAGTGTTATTTAGTATTATCGCCGAGATAAGGAGCAATAAGACCGGTAGCTTATCCGATTACCGACCCCGTTTTGTCAGCCAAACTGAGGGAAACAGGAAAATGCGATAAACCTCAACTTCCGGAGAGTCTAATATTTACGAACAATGCCGAGCGCTCATTCTAATATACTAAGAGCCTGTTTAAATTTTGCATTTGTTGGTTGTGAGAGTTGTATTGAGGATGTTTTTCTGTAGGAGATGCCGTCT